TTAACGCAGTGATAACTTATATTGTTTCACTTTGCTTTGGATTGTGTTTTTTAAACTAAAGTAAGGCACCCAAGGCAATGCTGTGTTCCAGGGGCGAGGGGAACCATGAAAACAGACTATGCTTGCTCCGTCAGGTAATTTTCCATTACCTGTCCCATCGTATAGTTCAGGGTTAAAACCAATCATTTTTGGTGTTGCTATATTAGCTTTGTAACTAATAATTCTTCCGGGTAAGATGTTTTGCCATCTTTCAGCATCTTGACATATTCTGCCGATAAATCCTTGATCGCCATGATAGGGCGGGGTTCTTATGGCATTGATTTCCTTTTCAGGATTTTTCATAAATTCATCCCACACATTTTTTTTTGCGGGTGCAGGAATAAACATAATACCTGTTGCTGGCGCAACTGAAGCACCATGCTGAGAAAAGTCATTAAGTAATGTTATTTTTTTCATGGTTGTCAGAGGAGTAATATCTCCCACAATAACGCTATCTATATCAATATAGAGAATATCCTCATTACCAAGAACAGGATGCAGTGGATTGAAAAGTTCTAGTTTTGCCCACCATCCTGGCCAATCATACAAAAGAGGCGCCGTATTTACTCCTTTTATCTTTAGCGCATCTGTTAAACAAACAGAATCATAACCTTTGAGCTGCTTATGTAACCATTGAGCATGTTTTGTGGTGAAGTCTTTGCTTTGTCTGAGCACAGAAACAATAATCATTATATTCCCCTGTGAATATTAGGTGTTTTTAGCCGTGTTCCACTATATTTAATGTGCTTTATATTGCAACAAAATTAGTGTTCATATGGTTATCGAAGTTTAATTACATTCAAGATGTGAATGTAATTTATTTGTTTATAATGTTATTGATATATGTAATATAAGTTGATAAATGTTTTAATGATTGTTTTGTCTTTTATATTTCCATGGGGAGATATAAAATGAGCGTTGGGATGGGAGTGATCTTATTTCCCCTTTTTACTGCTCCCAGCTCTATATCAATTCCAAATTTGAAATTTAGCTTGCGATTAATCCATAATCCAGTTTTTTCTGTTTTTTTTGAACCATAGATATACATCTCATTTTCCAGACGCCACCAAAATAAAAAATTACGACGGCGATTGTTATTGGCCTGCATAAGTAATCGACATAATGAAAATTCATTCCTGCGAATAATCTCATGCCGCCAGTATTCCCGTAATCCACTTCCTTTTTTAGATATGGAAAATAATAAACAATGTAAGAGTTTGATTTTTTCTTCCTCCAATGAAGAAAGCCAGCTTGTTAAATAAATGTTATTATCGTAGGGGGGGCACGTATCAATTGGTAAAAAGACTATAAGATGGTTTTTTATAATACTTCATTTGCTATGCAAACTGAACATTTGATGCTAACAAATAAATACTAACGGGTATTACTTAATTCAACACCGCCGGGCTTTATACCCGGCGAGAGATTCAACAATCGTATTGCCAGCTACTGACTAAGGCATAAAGGTGGCTGGGGGAGTAGCGCCAGCTATCGTTTAGTCCGAGAAATTCAGCGCAAAACTCGCTGCAAAACAGTTTATCTTTGCGCTCCCGGTTATACAGCGCGATACCGAGCGCGCCCTGCCAGTCATAGCGTTTGCCGTTATGTTTGCGGAAAAAGACTTCCACTTCCGGCAACGTGGCCTTTAACGGTAGCTTATCCCACTTATCGTCCGGTAACGGTATTATCTTTCCCCGCACGCCGCGATCGCGAAACGATGCAGAGTAGCAGAGGTATTCATTACCGCCGTGCGCCACCGCCAGTTCACAGTGAGAGTAGATACCGCGCGTGACCTTGCGCGTGAGCCAGTCGGCAAACCTGGCGATGCCGCGATACTCCGATCGCCCCTTATAGCAAGCGAGCCAGACGGTGGTTTGACTCATGGCTGCCAGCCTGATGAATAGTCGTAGTCGAGCACTTCCTGGATATCCCCCAGCGCTTCTACCGCCGCAATATGCCGCTGCGCGTTGGCAAACAGGTGCATATCGTGATCCATAGTGACGGTTTCAAACTGCGCGGCGATTTCGTTGGTCAGTTCAGTCAAACCGTTATTTTTGGTCTGCCACATTAACCCTTCTGGCACCTGTTTTGCCTGGCCCATTCTGGTGAGTGACATTTGCTGAATACGGCTGTTAGCGTCACTGTGGAAGTGGTTGCCGTCGATAATGACATAGTCAGCAGTGACTTTGTCGCGTTGAACTTTAATTGCCTGTATAACCTGTGATTTTGTAGCTTCCAGAGTCGCGGCAAATAATGCCGCATCATACACCCACTGATCTCGCTGCAATCTGTGAAATTTACTAGGAGGTTGTTTTGTGATGAAGGTAAGAGGATCAAGACATACCCAGCAAGGCTTGTCTTTCAACCAACACTGTTCATCTGTTACCTGAATAACGGAATCAGGTAATATTACATTTAAAAAGGAAGTATCAATCCAGTCGATAACTTCCATTGTTATTGGATGGTAGTACGCATACTGAGTCATATATTCACCATGAGATTTTTACAAAACCGCTAGAACCGCGTCCACCAGCGTATCCTGATAAGGCTATATTTAAGCTGTTAACCGACGCTCCACCACCACCTCCAGCTCCGTAGCCACTCGCATTGCTTCCGTTAGATAAAACTGCGCCAGTTCCTCCTTTCCCAAAGGAAGTAGTTTCAGCATTACCACCTGATATAGAGTCCAACTGGTTAAAACCGCTTAAAGGTATTCTTGACTGAACAATGCCTCCCGCTCCTCCTGCCCCCCCGTTGGCGACAACATCTATAAAAATTGAGTTTCCACCGTTGATCCCAGAATTCCCAGCCTGTCCTACTTGCACCACGTTTCCAGTAGGGTTGCTATTAGGTAATACACCACCAGCCCCACTAGCGCCCCCAGCCCCCACGGTTACTGGATAATTATTTCCCGCAATAACGGGGACAATAGCAATCTCTGGCTCTCCACTTTTGCCAGCATTACCACCTGAACAATAGAGAAGACCATCTGTATTACTCGTATGCCCTCCACCTCCACCACCTCCACCGCCTCCTAACATTTCCACAAAGACCTGAGTCACCCCATCAGGTACCGTAAACGTACCGTTAGCCGTAAAAAACTGATAATGGGAATGATTAGCCGGAGCCGCTGCGCTCGCCTTGTCATACGCCGCCTTTACCGCGCTCGGCGTCGCCGCCTCCGTCGTACTGGTGCTGTCGGTGGCGTTATTAAGCTTCACGATCCCTTTTTGCGTCAGCGTACCGTCCGGGACGCCGGTGATCTGCCCCCAGGCGTGTATATGGCTGGCCGGGGCCGCCGCGTTTGCCTTATCCATCGCCGCCTTTACCGCACTGGGCGTTGCCGCTTCTGTGGTACTGGTGCTGTCCGTCGCGCTGTTAAGCTTCACAATCCCTTTTTGCGTCAGCGTGCCGTCCGGGACGCCGATAATCTGGTTCCAGACGTGAGTATGGTTCGCCGGAGCTGCCGCATTCGCCTTATCCATCGCCGCCTTGACCGCGCTCGGCGTTGCCGCTTCCGTTGTGCTGGTGCTGTCAGTAGCACTACTAAGCTTAACAATCCCCTTTTGCGTCAGCGTACCGTCCGGAACGCCAGTGATCTGGTTCCAGGTATGCGTGTGATTACGCGCTTCCGCCATCGCCGCTTTTACCGCCTTTGGCGTAGCCGCTTTGGTTTCGTCATCGCTGTCGGTGGCGTTACTGAGTTGCGTAAAGCCTTTCTGCGTTAATGTCGCATCCGGGTGATTTGTCGAATGTTCATGCTCGTCCAGCCGGACATCCACATAGTCGCGCGTCGCCAGCACGATGCTCGGATCGACGGTCAGTGTGACCGCCGTGGTGTTGGAAACTTCCATAATCAGGCGGATACAGACCTGCTTGCCGCAGCCGCCGGGCAACAGCGGTTTGTAGGATTCCGGGAACTTGCCGATGGCGATCAGCTCGCCCTCGTCGTCGAATACGCCCACTTCACGCACGTACCAGCCGCCAACATCCTCCGGCAGTACCAACTCGGCAATCAGCCAGTTAGGGTTATTCGGCGCAACGGTCAGCGTATTCATCTCGCCGCGCCAGACTTCGTGGCGTAAATTGGTCTGGCTGGCGGTCGGTTCATAATATTGTCCGCCGCCGTCGCCAACCGCCATCTTTTGCAGATGTAGCTGTTTTTTGTCCGCAAGGGCGCTGGCGATTTTCGCCATTCCCCTGTCGGTCAGGAGGGTATAAAACTCATTATCCATAATTACTCCGGGTAAATAGATGTAATTTCAAGGCTCCATTGCCCTGTACCGAAATAGAACGGTTTAGTTTGTTGAACTTCCAGAACCTGGAAGGGTAAGACGGTCGTTATTTCTCCACCGTAAAGCGCGCTGCCGATAACAGGAATAGCGCTTTGGTTAATTATCCAGACAATTAACGCTTCCAGCTTTGAGCGCACGTTCTTATACTCATGAATAAGATCGACCAGATTATTAAACAGATTTTCATCCATGCCCTGATTGATTAGCTTAATTTCAACCTTGAAGAAATAAGCTTTACCGCCATACTCAAACCATTCGGAAATCGTGCCGGGTAAGGATAATATTTCCAGTACACGGCGAACGGCCCAGGGAGTTCCTTTATATTTATGCAGTTCAATCGCCTGTTTAATTAACTCTCGTTTCTCCTGTTCATTGGCGGCAAATAGCCAGCCCTCCAGCCCCTGAACATGAAGCTGTCCGGCCAACGAGGGCAGTGCCGAGGCATCAACGATATCCACCAGATAGACCAGCAACGCCGTCAGGTCGATTTGCGCAAAGCGTTCGGCGGCAATATTTGCCAGAACCGAGAAACGTTCGTCGCTGGCCAGCGGCGGCGGCAGAAGCAGTTTATCCATCGCTGACTCCGGCAATCGTCACGTCAATAGCCGTACATTCCGCCCATTCGTGCGCCTGCAATACCTTTTTCGCGGGCATATCCAGCGCGACGTCGTAAACGCCATCCACTTGTAGCACTTTAATTATCTGGTTTGGCACAATGTCCTGGCCCAGCCGGGTCTGGCGCGAGCGCGTCCATGTATTAATCGCTTCACGCGCGGCGGCAAGCGTCGTCTCCTGATCGGCGGTGGTAAACAGCGTCAACCGGGCGCGGATCTGATAAGCCACGCGCGGAGAACATTTAGCGCTCACCTTATCGGTTAGCGGGCGCTTTTTCTCTTTGCTCACCTCCCGTTCGATCTGGGCAAGAAGCTCCGGCCCCGGCAGTCCGTTCAGGGTCAGCGGATAGAGTTCCACGCAGCCTTCCGCCAGCCCTTCATCCGGCCCCAGCACCGCCACGTCGATAATCGACTGGCTGACCGAGAGCGTATGGAAGCGATAGGCGCCATAGCTGCCCGCGTTGCTGAAACTTTCCGGCGCTAGCTGGATGCGTTTACGTAGCGCGTCGTCGTTCTCTTCGCCGCAGCCGCCACTTGAGGCCGTCAGATTGGTGACGCTGATATCGTAATTGCCCACCCGATCCACCAGCGCGCTAATTTGCGCAGGCTGCCAGTTGTTGCCGGGTTCACCGGTCACTACACAGGTTGCAGTTACCGCAACGCTCAGGCTGCCCGCAGGCAACAGAACATCTTCATCGGTGGCGAACATCACGCTATCCGACGCGCTGGCGCGGGTACCCTGTGGAATCACCAGGTTACTTTTAGCCGCTTGAGTAACAGAAAACTGCAGCGTGGTTTTTGCCGCCTGAGCGGGCAGACGGTGAACGCCAACCAGCTCGCCTAAATAATCCAGCATCGGCGCACGGGAATACGCGACCAGGTTTTGCTTCGCTGCCTCCTGGATGGCGATGCGGACAAGGTTTTCACGATAAGCAAACAGGTCAATGAGCAGCCGCTCAGCCTGCGCCGGATAGAGTTTTTTACCGCTGGCTTCTTCATATTGCGCAATCATCTCGCTGGTGATTTGCGCGGGATCGCGGTCAATAAAGTCGGGTTCGGCTATCGCCATAACACCTCCGTTGAGTTGATTACGCCGTCTGCGGCGCGCCATTGCACGCGTAACGTCAGGTGTTCGCCGTCAATCGTCGGCGTCACCTTCAGCAACCGGCAGCGGGGTTCCCACATGCGAATCGCTTCCACCGACTCCCGAACAACGTGCGGAATGGCCCGCTCGATCGGGTAATCGATATAGCGCCACAGATTGCTGCCAAAAAGCGGCCTGTGGGGATCGCTGCCGCGCGGCGTGCGCAGAATGATGTGTATTGCCTGATGAATATCATCCAGCCCGCAGACGTATTCTTCAGGACGTTGCAAGGCAGGTTGCCAGTGCAGGGTCGAGGGTCGTGTTTTCGTGTTCATGAGGCTATTTTCGCCTTCCGGCGGGGGGAGAGATATTAAAGCGCTTTAAGGAAATAATTGATGGCGGGGTCAGAATGTGTTTTGCCCGGCGGCGCTTCTGCGCTTACCGGGCCTGTGTTGATGCACATTTTGTTAAATGGCGAAGATTGCGTTTTACGTAAAGTTAAAATGAAATTGCTGTAATTTCACCTTTGCCTACAGAAGCGTAGTACCAGAATTCATCATTGATTTCTGCGTGCTTCATTTTTTCAACTGGAATCGTTTTCTGCCGTCCATTAACCGAGAGTGTGATCGAACCCGTTAGCTGCTCCCGGCTGATAATAGCGAAATCCCCGCGGGTGTTGCTATAAGCCGTCGTTTCATTGGAAAGGCTGTGCTTCGCTCCATTAGCGATTACAGAATAATCAAAATTGACTTTCTTTTTGAAAATAGCTTGTACATGATAATACTCGCCGTAAACAGCAGGATCATGGAATAAACCAAAATGACCACCGCTATTTTGCAACTTGACGAAATAATAGTCAGGGATGATAAACTTCTGTTTACCTGCCGCTATTTCTTTAGTAATGATTTTTTGTCTTACGATTTCCTGTCCGGCCGTTTTTTTATAACCGTTAAGCATCAATGAATAGGACCAAAGGAATACGATACCACAGAGAACAGTCACGGCAGTTACGCCGACGACTCCAGCCTTAACGCCGCTTTTCAACAGGGCGTAAGCGATGAAGGAGATAGCTAAAAGGAAAAACATAAACGTACCGTTCATAACCCGATCGGGGTAGGACGGCGACGCGAACATGATTAAGGAAGTGCCAATACCTATACATACGACTAACGCAGCGCAGATAAGGGACGTTTTATCAATTTTGGCGCGAATCTGCTTATTGAATATGACCAGTAAGACCAGCAATAACAAAACAACATAAGCTATCCAGATCAGCGCCAGATGGTTATGAACGCGTTCTTTTAAGTGAATGAAAATACGTTCAAAAATCGGCCTTCCATACCAGAATTCTTTGCCGCTGGCGCGGATGAAATTGCCCGGAGAAAGTATCAATACGCATGAACCTGCGATTGCACAGAGACTATAAACTATCTTATTGCGCGAAACAGATTTGTTTTGCCATAACTCGTATGCAATGGCCAGAACAGAAATAAGCGAGACGAAAGGTGAGACGCTTTCATTGGAACAGCCTGCCATAAAGCTTAGTAATGCAACCCACGGGCTGATCGCTTTACTGTTTTTTATTGTTATGGTGTAAAAGAAGAACAGCCATGCAACAACGAACAGATTCGTCCACAAATAATTCGCAGCACCAACGATCCAGAAAGTGGTTTGACCCAAATTCGGGTTCGAAATCCAGTAAGTGAAGAATATTAGTGGGAATAATAAGTAGTCGGATTTATTCCAGCGTAATGTACCTGAGGGTGTCTTCACAATGAAATAACAAAATACCAGTGTCGAAACGGCAGCGCTGATGGAATACACGAGTTGAGAACGTGTATACAGGATGAGTGCGCTGGTGTAATCAGCTATAATCCTGCCACTCCATGTCATATAATGATGAAAATGTGATTCCGGCGAAATTCCTAAAAGGTAATAGCGGTAATCATCAGAGTGAATGGGGGTATACCATTCAATAAGAAAAATGGCCAAAAAAGCCAGTAGTATCATCGCCGTTTTCGGTAATATCTTGAGCATAGTAATCATTATTCCATCATTGTTTTTTTGTTTTTCACGATATAGCGGGGTCTTTGCTTCACCTCCGTGTAAACGCGTCCGATATATTCACCCATGATGCCTATGCCGATAAGCTGGATGCCGCCTAAGAAGAGAATCGCGGTCATAAGCGAAGGATAACCAGGAACAGGGTTTCCCCACATCAATTTATCAATGATCATCCACATGGCATATATCAGGGAGAGGGCAGAAACGCTCACTCCTATATACGTCCAGATACGCAAAGGGAAAGTAGAAAAACTTGTAATCCCCTCCAGCGCCAGGTTCCAGAGTTTCCAGCCATTAAATTTTGAGCTACCTGCGACACGTTCAGCACGGGCATATTCGACAACATCTGTTTGACCTCCAACCCATGAAAGTATACCTTTCATGAAAAGGTTACGTTCTGGTAATAGCTTGATATTTTCTACAATCTCGCGCGACATCAATCGAAAATCACCGACATTCTCTTCAATCTTTGGTGTACTGATTTTGTTATGCAGCCTGTAGAACCACTCAGCGCTTTTACGCTTCAGGTGGCCATCCGTTGAACGATCGATACGCTTAGCCAGCACCATTTCTGCACCAGCCTGCCATTTATTGATCAAATGTGGGATTACTTCGATGGGATCTTGTAAATCAACATCGATAGGGATCACCACATCTCCGGTCGCGTGATCTAATCCGGCAAAAAGTGCAGGTTCTTTACCAAAATTGCGGGTAAATGAGATCGGAACAACAAGAGGATCGGCAACAGCTAATGCGCTGATGATTGATTCAGTCGCATCGTGACTCCCATCATTAACGAAGACAATCTCAACGTCATAAGGTTTAAGTGAACTGTATTCTCTGACCGTTTTATAGAAAATAGGGATCGCGTCCTCTTCATTAAAGACGGGAACCACTAATGAAATTTTCATTTCTCATTCCTGAAAACAATGAATCTGGAATATAAAAATCCGCAAATAAGGCTAATTGCGGAAAATACAATGAGCGTAAAAATGGGAGGCATAGCACACTTGTCGCCTGTCCATCCCACGACGGCGCTCAGCACGCCCATAAAACCGACGTACAGCAAATAACGTCCGGTTGATACGCTGGCTCCAAAGGTAAACCGGGCGTTAGCGAAAAAACTAAAACTGACAGCGACAGCAAAGCCCGCTACGTTTGCCAAAGCCTGACTTGTTTGAAATCCATAGACGCAAAGGGCAAAGATAGCCCAGTGCAAAGCAGTATTAAGTACGCCTATCGAAACGTACTTTATAAATAATTTTATCATTATAGCAATCAAGAAGTTGTAATTCAGCGAAGTCTACCAGACAAAACTGAGAGGATCATTCCTGAACAGCAGATTTTATGTAAACAGGGCGAAGTTAAAGTAAAAAATAGCGTTAGTTTTCCAATATACATATATGCAATATTTGCAGCGCAAAGTGATTACATTTTCATCGGAAATAGCGCGGGAAAAGGGCTTAATCACGTTGCGCTGAAATAAATATCCTCCAGCAATTTGCCCGGTGGCGCTTCTGCGCTTACCGGGCCGGTGTTTATGCACCTTTTGCAGGCTGGATAAGGCGAAGCCACCATCCAGCAGCAATTTGCAGGTTAGTGAGAGTGGTGGTTAGAGTTGCCGCCGTTGTCCATCAGCGTGCCGCTGGCGTTAACGTTGCCGAGGACATTCACGTTGCCCGTGATAACCGCGCTGTTTCCGACGCCGCCGCTGCCTGCCATACCGCCAAGCCAGGTGAGTTTTTTCATCACGGTAACGTCGCCGGTAAAGGTGCTGAGCGGCGCATCGACGGTGACATTCAGCGCTTTAATGCCCGTATGGGACGCTTCCACGTTGACATCTACCGCCTTGACGCCCACGGAGGTGGCCGCCACGTCTACGGTTTCTGATATCACCGTAACGTGCTGCGCCCTGACCTCTACTTGCGGTGAAGTAAGCTGCGTACGTTCCTTCACTTCAATGACGATTTTTTCTATGCCGCCGTTGACGGTGAGCTGGTGTAACGCACGGTCATATTCAAAGGCCGCGCCGTCGGAAAACTGCACGTAGCGCTTGTCGCGCGAGGCCAGCGGCGCGGTATCCACGCTGGAGTAGACCGCGCCCAGCACCACGCCATCCTCGCCGTTGTCGTCGAGCAGCACTTCGACCTGTTCGCCAATATCCGGCAACCAGTAATCTTTATTGTCCTGCGTGTTGCGTTGCAGCACCGCAAGCCAGTTACTGCGCAGGTTATCGCACTCCGGTAGAGTGACTCTGACGCGCACGACCGCCTCATCAATATCGCTGATAATGCCCGTCTGGCGGGTAACGCCTTTCAT